CTATTTCTTGAATCTGAGTATGCATACGCTAGGTTGAGAAATTCCTTTAAGATAGGATTCCCAATCCTTGAAGCTCCTATTTTCAATATATCCTTGGAAACTTCCATCACTGTTCTTCACGCCGAGGCTATTCATAGTCTTTGTATAATTGGAATCCAATAATATCTTCCAGATATCTTCATAATGGCCATAAAGCAGCCTATAGAGATTATGCAGAAGCACACCTACATTAGGTTGTGATATGAGTTTGCCCAAGGTTTTCCATCTTTCCTTGCTGTTTGATCCCAAATCTGAAAAGTTTTTCCATTCCACGATAATGTGGACATTGTATTTCTTGTTCACCATGGCCACAGCAGTGTTGATTCCCTGATGGGATGTTCCAGCTGAAGTGGTTCCGGCCCATTTTTTAAGTTGTGTTTTGGAAACGTTGATGCCGAATTTCCTTAGGAGTTCCCATAATGCCTGTATTCCACAACTTACATTGTCTATTTGCCCAAGACAGTCTTTTCCTTGTTTAAGGCAATGGCCTTCACTTACAAAAATGGAAGAATTCTGTTCTTTTCTACTGGTTGATGTAGATGAAGATTTGGTAGTTTTTGTTTTTTTAGCAGTGGTTTTCTTTGCTTGCAAATCCGATTTATTAAACACACAATAATTAGGCAAGGTTTTATTATTTTGATAGAAAACTAGTATTTTAGCGAGGCAATAAGTGAACAGTTCAAAGCTCACCTTGGTCTTTGACTTTTGAGTTGTAATATAAGAAGGGACACGCTTATGACCATGACAATAATCAACAAAATTCCTAACCATCTTAAGATAATCATCCTTATAAACCTTCTCATTGATACTGTCACTTAAACGAGACCCATTATACACTATAACAGGACTGAGATTATAACTATCAGACTTGAAATTATCCTTCAACGCAGCGCCCATCAAATAAACTGTGGAATACACACTTAATTGGGTGCCCCCTAATGTGCAAGACAAAGGCACTTTCCTGTTTTTCTCAATGAAAGCTTTTATCTCGCCTGCTTCCTTAATAATTAAATTTTTCTTTATTTTCATTTTGAGATTACCTCTCGTTTTTTCTTTTTATATTCTTTCATCTTCTTCATTTTCACACTACAGATCACTGGAAAATCTGTAGCTAGCGCTGGGGAGATTAAAGCACAATCCAGCAGTACTGGTAGTAAGGCAATCGAAGCTAGTGCAATGTGGTATTATTAAACAGTATTCAACAAATAACAGTAATGTGAGCATTATTGTTGGAGGGTTCACATAAAGTGTCCCTTTAGTTACAGTTACTTGTTTCCATCCTCCAACAATAATGTTGGATTTCACATTATTTGTTGAATATGTTATAGCATCTGACTTTGCAAAGGATAAGTTACGGTAGTGCGGATGTTTAGATTAGTGCTGGAACTATTGTTAACTATTTTTATTTCTCCAGATGATTGAACACTCACAGCTCCAAATCTCCCATCCCCACTACCCCAAGTGGCAGTATTATAAGATGGCCTATATGCTGAATTAATGATTGTATTAGCTAATGTTGTTACTCCATTTGCAGTTAAATTAGTGAAATTGCCATTTATAACCACATGGACTAATATGTTGTTGGAGAAAACTAATATCTTCCCACTTTGCAAAGATTGTTTTTGAGTAAATCTGAACTCATTTTTGGTATAATTATTCACAACAAATAATCCAATATTCCCATTATTTGTTGAAAAAGTGGTCAAACCCCACTCTGTGCACTGGTGAGTCAAGGAAAATTGGCCATTGCTATTAGTTATTCCTGAGCTTAAACTGGATCCGTTTTTCTTAATGCTCACAGGGAAATATTGTATAGGATTGCCGTACTCATCAGTCACTGTTGCTGTGATTGTGACATTTGAATCTATATTAGGATTATAATTGCTTGATTCAAGATTAACATGATAATTATTAAGCAAATCTAAAGTCTCATTAACCATATCATATCTGAAAAACAATACAGTTGGAGCAAACTCATTCATATATTTTATCACACCATAACTGCCACTTGATTCCGCCTCCAAAAATGATTCAACAGCATCATAAACCCATCCATCCCGGGTAACAGTAGTGAGATTCCCTATAGTATTATGGTTCAGCATTAAAACATCTTCACTACGAATATTATAATCAACTGCTGACTTATCCATCACATCCGTGAATTTATTATTAACTGTTGTTGTTAAAGGGAACCACTGCTGCATAAGATTCTTAAAATTTACCAACAATTGTTCATCTATTCCTGTATTATCTGGCATAAATAATCAACTCCATAAGTATTTTTTAGGAGGGGTAACTGACATACAAGTTTCCATCACTGTCCACACGGAAAGTGGCATAATCCCCTTTAGGCCCTTGAGCTCCATTGGTCACATTAAAAGTTGAAGTGGTAGAATCAGTATAAGTGATAGTGTAAGTATCAACCAATCCAGATGTTGAGGTTTTAGTAATGCCGCTAATACCTTTTCCAGTGTCACCTTTTGCCCCATCTGCACCATCATTAACACTGAAAGTTGAGAAAGAACCATCTGTTTTAGTTATCTTATAAGTCTTTGTTCTGCCAACAGTGGATTCCAAGGTAATGGATTGTATCCCTACACCCTGAACTCCTTGAATGCCCTGTTGCCCTTGAGGACCTTGAATACCAGTAGCCCCAGAAAGGTCAACTACGAAAACAAAATTGGTTTCTCCTTTAACATACAATTTAGCGTTGTCTTCATCTTCAACAGTGGAAACAATCATTACGAATTTGCCCTCACTGACATTTGCCTTGTCTGCATTCATGGCCGCGATTGTTGGATAAGTTTTCTCCACTGCGAAAGGATCTCCTTTTTCACCTTGCACACCTTGAGGCCCTTGAGCTCCAGTGTCCCCTTTATCTCCTTTCGGTCCTTTAATGTTTCCTAATAATTCTTCAGTCATAATATAATTCTCCTTTAATTTTTTTAATCATTTTCTTTTTCTGGGTAAATCACATACAAATTGCCTTCATCATCAACACGGAAAGAAGGAAGCAATTCTTTGATTTGGTCTTCAACATCCACGACCAGCATCAATTCACTTACAATTTTCCCATTTGCATAACAACGAAGATAGCCATCTTCATAAACTATTTCATCAATCTTTTGTTCTAATCGTTCAAATATGTCTACAAATACATCACGACTCATTGGTTCTGCCGTGGGGCTGATGAGGGTGGTATAGCCTGAAGGAACTAGGAGTATTGTTAATTCACATGCAGTGATTAAATCTCCGCCATAAACACTTATTTTAAAATTGGTTCCTTTTAATGCTTCTGCAGGGACTACACATCTGCAATCGCAACTTGTTCCCAGATAGGAAACATAAGCCTTGCCCCAACTATCCTTGAAAATAGCGAATTTTTCCAGGGTTGCCCATTCTGCAGTTTTAAATTTAAAATTGCAGAAGACATAATTTTTTGATTTGTTCACCAGTATATTATCATCTTTCCTAGATAACACCTGGTTATTAATTTCAAAATTTAAATCCACAATAACCTCACCTCAGACAATTTTCATTGAAAGTAATTATCCTATTAATATCTCCATATCCACCATCCTCTAAGGGTTTCAGTCTTTGTTTTTGTTCTGCTAGTTCTTAGAGTGATGTTTCCTTCTTTGCTTACTCCTAATATATCATATTGTGTTGAAGGTATGTATTTGATTGCCCCGCTGAAACGGAAATGTGCAGGAATATAACCATTATGCAATACCTTGCTTTGACTTATTGGATAATTTTCACGATAATAAGTGAAATACACTATTCTTAGGATACTGTGTGCCCATAAGGCACCATAATCCCCAACTTTTTCATAATGCCATCCGCCAAGATCATTTCGCAATTTTGTAATGTTTTGCTGCAAGTCATATCCTTGCTTTGCACTTAATGCCTCCCCATCAGCATAAATGTTCCTATTAAGATTATTGACAAGTTTAGCATGACCATATTTACTTGTATTAGCTAAACCATACACATTATCCTGAGAGGAATGATTCTTCGGAGGGAACTCATCATAATGGCTATGATTTGAACGTGCAAAATCAGTTGAAGACAGGGTATCTAAAGTCTGTGCATTCACATTTACTCTGCCTAATTCATATTCCAATCTGCTAATCGGAACATAAGTTTCATCAAGATTATCAAGCTTTGCTTTAAGATCATCAAAATCCTTTTTACTGGTAACCTGTATGGAGCCTATATTGTCCCCTTCTTCAGAGTAAACTGTAATTTCAGCTCCAACAATCTGATCTCCTTCAGCATGATAAATTTTTGTTTTGAAATCAACCATAAAACTTAAACCTCCCCTTTTTTATACTTTGTATTCTATGTAATTCGGCCTGATAATGCATTGATGTTTAACATCTTCCCTTAAAACACGATATCCTAATGAAATGCCTGTGTCTGGAAGATTTGGAGTGTAAACAACTTCAAGAGCGTCATTGGTTTTCAAGATACTTGATTGGTTGTCTGTGTTTATTATTGGGAAAACAATTTCATTATTGTCATAATCAACATTGAAATCAACGTTTTCATGAAGCTCTTTCTCATTATCCGAATCCTTGTTAATTATTACTTGCCTTATAGGGTCTACTGGAGCACATCGGAGACTTACACGTCTTGTCTCCACATTATTTTCATCAATGATGAATTCTTCTTTAAAGTAATCCAATATTAAACCTTCATTGATTAATCCAGTTTCCTCATCAATTGATTGGCCCACCTCTTCAATGGAAAGGTTTTGTATGAATACTGGATTGTATGTGAAGGCTAATGCCCCATTAGACAAGTTTTCAAGGATGGTTTCATCTAATGTGATAGTGTCTTCATCATAATCTACTGTATAATCATACCATTCTCCAAGGATAACAACATCATCCCCTCCGTATGGTTGGTGGAGACATTCCTGCATAGGGTAAGCAGGACTGTTGGTTAACTCCAAGCCGCTTATTATTTGCTTCTCATCTTCGGTTCCTTCGTTTTCGACACCTCCATCAAAGCTAAGGTAATAAGTGACACTGGTCCCATTCAATTCTAAAGTGTATGGCTTGACATATACATTATGCCTTTTAAGCTTGGTTAAAACTGAAGGATTATCATAAAGGTATTTGGCCCTATTGTCATCAGTTACATTTTCAATGCTTTCCCTATCCAATATAGGATTGCCCTCATCGTCTAACAGTTCTAATAAGGTGTCCAATTCACTTACACTGATTATTGTGAAATGTTCAGTTACTAGTCTGTCCTGGATAATTTCAACAGTGGCATTTATGAGCTCATCATTAGGGCTTACTTCAAATGGGGCGAAGATTCTGCCCCAAAGCGCAGCGCCTAACATTGGTGCCAATTTTGGATTGTAAAAGTGAGTTCTGACATACATCTCCTTAGGCAGTTCGGTTTTAAGGTCAATGCTGAGCTTCTCAATATTTGGTGTTACGCTGCTGCTGTTTGTTGAGAGTTTAGCGCGAATGAAAAGTATTTGACTTGGGGATTCAAGTACTTTGGTCCCTCCAACAGTGATGCTATGCCAGTCATCATCATGACCTGTTGTGCTGAATTCAAATTGAAGAATTTTCCCTGCTTGTTGGTCTGCAGTTGTTTCTCCAACCATCAATCCGCTAAGTTTCAACGATTTGATAGGATTTGTTAAGATTGGCTTCAAGTATAGGTAATAATCATCAGATGTGTCAAACCCGCTAGTGGATTTGTCAATGTGTAGTTTGTAAGCAAAATCAGACGGAGTTCTTTGCCCCATCTTATAGTCAACCTTATCATCATTACGACCATATCTTATCCAACTTCTACCATTGTTTTCAGATAAAAAAGCATCCCCATCCATAGATTTTGCCTTATCACAGTTACGCCCCCATCCCCCAATACGAGGGCAATGTTCCCAATGTGAAAGAGGGGATAACATAACAATAGCAAGGTGATCTCCATTCTTAACTTCAACTGCTTTGTCAAATAATATATTCTGCCAACATGGACTGGTTTTACTTGGTTGGAATTTTCCAGTTGCTAAAGCATTGTGAGGGTGTCCTACAGGCCAATAGATATCCTCATATTGTTTAGGATTGTGAGATTTGTTCTTTCTTTCGCTTTTACTCCACCAAGTTTTTTCAACATGCCTTCGCTCCGTTTTGAATACTTGTACAATAAGGGGGCTTCCCCAATTGCTTGCAGTTGTACCATTGTTTTCTATTTGTAAATCTACACTAACAAGTTTCCCTGTTGTGCCTGCAGGCAGAAAATTATCTGGAATAGTGATTGTTTGTGCACGGCAAACACTAGGGATTTCATAATCCAAATGGTCATTTATCCAATCAGGCCGTAATTGGTAATTCTTATTTTTATCGAAACCAACATACCAATAACTGTTTGTACCCCCACCATCATGGTTTTTAATGCTAGTGTCTGTACTGGTTACTGTCATTATTGGTACACGGGCTTGAATGAAAGTCTCTCCATCGTCAATGTAAGTGTCAAAAGCACAATCTGATTTATTCATATCAATAAGGCCCATATCTTGGAAATCTATATTTATCTCCTCATCAGTGCTATTGCTGAAGAACACATCAGTGCCCACGACATTATGTCCATATGATTGGAGATCATCAACAAGTATCGGAGCAAAACGTTTCCTTACCGCAGGAGGGGACAAGTAGGATAATTTCTCTACTTGCTGCCTTAACCATTCCTCATTCATACAAGCTTGTCGAGCCCATTGAACAGTTGCATAAGCTTGTTCCGAATAGGATTTTATACGATTTAAATTTTTATAACTCGCTTCACATTTCTCTGACATAGTAGTTTCACCTTGTAAATACAATTATTTCTTTAGTGGATGGAGGGAAATTATCAGACGTATGGATATACAGATTTTTTGAAGTGGTGTCATAGTAGAAACTTGATTTTGTACCTTCTACTTCCTTAATGGTTTTTTCCAAAGTTTCCTTTTCTTTTACCCTTGAATAACCGCTTCCAGTATTGTTTTCAATTACTTCAACCACATTATTCGGTTCCACAAGATAATAGACATTATCCCTTCCAGCGACTGGAGTCCATTCAGTATTCCTGATTGCACCGCTGCTTAACTCTATATAATAATCTATTGTGATTTCACCAGTAGTTGCAGTTAACAGATTATCTATCTCATCATTGTAAACATCATGAGTGATTAATATGTCTCCATTGCTAACTCCAATTTCTCTAGTTCCACTAATTTCCTTTGCTTGGAAACTTGCTGTTAATTGTATTCTTCTATTATCTAAATCCACAGTTTTAATACATTTTTTTCTTATGATTTCATTGCCAAGACTAATGTCTTTTTTTCTTGCTCGATTGGAACTGTTCCCAAGACAAATATATTGTATAGGGCCGAACTCATCATTTATTGCCCTATTAAGGAAAAAAGACTCTCCTAGAAGAGTAACAATATTATCATTGAAGACAGTTATCTGCTTATCTATGAACATACCCGTTATTGGGATATGTATTTTGTATTTTCCTTTGAAATGCATCATATTAATTCCACCTCTTGACCATCGATTTTAAAACGAGTGTTGACTTTTAAGAAATTTGTTTGAGAAGATTGCTGTGTTCCCATATCCAAGTGAATAATCTTTGATAGGGGCATTAGCCTTTGCAATCTTTTCTGAAGATTAGCTGCAGATTCCACTTCTATATTTGAGGGGATGTTATTATGGTCAAATTGCAGATCATAATTATTTGGGGTGTAATATGGGTCATGGCGGAAGTACTTGCATTCACCTTCATAGACTGGATAAATGTTTATATCATCCAGGTTGTCAGAGTCTTCTTCAGTTCCATCAGAAAGTTCAAGGGTTTCTTCTTCATTCACTTCATCTATTATTTCATTATCATTTTCAACAGTTTCTTCAGGCAATTTTTTTAACCTCCCATTTAATTAGATAAAATCAATCGGTTAATCCCCCCCCCAGTGTGGCTTTGAGGGAACCGTCAACGATTGTCAAATCAGTTATTGCATTGAATAAATATTCTGCATCTGAAGGATAAATCTCATCACCTTCTAAAACAGTCGGATCATCATGGTAACTGGATATGAATCTGGTTAGGCAAATATTCTCATTGTTTTCTGAAACATTTAACATCACACCTTCTAGATCTTGGATTGTGTTAAAAGAGGTTAATGGTGTTTTTACCATGACTAAATCTCCATTAGTAGAATCTACTGTTAAATCGGTGACAAAGTAATCTGCTTGCAAATCACTAATTTTAAGTTTTGTTTGTATCATCCATTCATCATCAACTGATATTCCATCATCACTTGAATATACTGTTGTTGTTCCGAAACTTGGGTTAAAAGTCAGAATAGCTTCACCGTTATTATTCGCTGTGACAGTGTCAATTAGAGTATTGTCTTCATAAAAACTCACCAAATCCCCAGACGTATGGCCTGTTGATGTGATTGTTGCATCTTCCCCGTAGGTTACATTTACCCTTGTTGGGTTTTTGCTTACATTCAGTTGGTTTGTTAAGGCAGCACCAATATAAGTGTCGGAACCTTCAAATGCCACTATTATATTGTAATCCTCAGAGCTTAATTCTCTTATCGGGACTACTGCAGTGAATTCTCCATTGTTATCTGTAGCTGCATTCACTATGGTTTCTCCGAGAATGATTTTTAAATTAGCATTTTTAATGCCTTTGTTCTCTTTTGACTTCATTGTTCCAGAAACAATTATGTTATCATAGTTTGTAAAGTAATCATCTTTATCTAAAGTGAAAGCAAGCAATGGTTCTCCACCATTAACAAGCACTGTCAAATAATTATTATAATCAGGGTTATTGTTTAGGTAATGTGAATTTTTACAATAGCTTACCGCCCCGTTACTATCTAGATAAATATCAATAAGGGATAAGTTCAAGTTTTTATTGCCCACCACATTGAAAAATCTGTTTGATATGTCATTATGTATTATGGATGGTTCATCATTGTTTTTGCATCCTATTATAGTGCAGTTGTTATTTACAATTGTTGCATCGGTGATGTTCACTTCCCCAATTACAGCAATGAGATTTTTAACATCGGTTACGCCTTCTAATGCTTTATTAAGTGTCGCAAAAGGGTTTTCTGATGAACCGTCACCTGTGGTGTCATCTCCTTCGGAGGAGACATAAAAATTAGCATTGTTGCATCCTTGAACATTTATTTCCAATTCTTCTTCGCTGATAACATTATAGTTTTTATCATATGCTATGAATTTAAATATGTTGACATTGCCCTCATCTAATAAGGTATGGGATACTGGATAGGAATTTTTTGTATAAAAGTCTTCTTGAACTGCACCATTTAAGAATATTTTAACAGTGAAGCCCTCTTCTATTTCTTCCCCAAGATTGTTCATTAGCTTAAAACTGAATAGAATGTCAGACCATTTTTTGGGAAAATTAGTGTTGACTGTGACAAAGAAGTATTTTCCTAGATTGACTCCGCAGTTACTTCCCCATCCGTCTTTATGTTCCCATGGTTTAGGTGACCAGTTTAACACTTTTTCTTCTTTGGAATCGAAATCGTGTTTTGTTTGGTCAAAGAATTTGAGCAGTAATCTTTCACGATTGAGCATTGTTGCTTCAAGCCCATACAATTTCCATATCTCAAGGACTGGCAATGGGGTGTCATGCAACCTTAGATTGTATTCTATTATCCTGTTAAGGTAATGGTAATCGTCTTCAGTTAAGCAGTTGTTATATGGGGGTTCTGTATGGGGGTAATCTTCTGTAGGGATGTATTTTTTTCTAGGGATGTTGTTTATTGATCCGAATCTGTCTAGGCTAATGTCATGGTCGAAGATGTCATTCATTATTGTATCGTTTTCTGGGAATCCTTTCTCTATGATGTATTCATCATATGTTTCTATGTATATGCTGAATTTGTCTTCTGGTATTATTGGGGTTTCTTCCTCGATATCCTCTTCTTCAGATTCTTCATTTTCTACCCCAATATCATTCAATATGCTCATCAAAGTATCATTTTCCATTGAGCTATCGTAGAGATAAATGAATGATGAAACATTATCCTCATAGGAATAGTCTTCCCTACATATCACATCATCATTTTTATAGCAAATGACAGTTTTCATATGAGGATAATTAGCGACAAAATGTATAAAATAATCATATGGGACATTTTGCTCTTTCCAAATCAAGCAATGTTTATTCAACTGGAAACCTTCCATCACATTGAATATGTCTTGAGAGAGCTCTTGAAAAACCTTATTAGTAACATCTTGAGACTTATAAAAATTAGACCCTCCCCTTTTATCCAAAAAATAAGGGAACTTGCTTAATAAATTCTTTAAACTATCTTTCGCCATCTTATACCATCTCAATAACTATATTATTGCTAACACCTTTTTCCTCATCAAGAATAGGAATATAATCAGTAGGATAATTGAAAGTGATGTTTTTAAGTTCAGGAATTTCACCATCCAGGAACACGGCCAATTTATGTGGGATGAAGTCCTCTCCGAGCTCAAGTCCAATATAATACATCCCATCATTGGTGTATCCTCCATCAATGAATGTTTTTATAGCAGCTAATATCCTTGATTTGATTTGCTCCTTCTCACCTAGACTGTAAGGATTGACTTGATCTATATCCACATTAATAACTGCATAAATATCTATTTCCTTATCAACTGGCGAGAACATTGTAATGTCTTCAGTCTCTTGAGATACGATGTTCTGCAAGTCATCGTAAGCATCGTTTAATTGGTAGTCTGTTCCAGGGTCAAGTATTACTTTAACTGTACCTGTTCCATCCCAATTAGGGACAATGCGATAACTGTCAAGTCCCTCAAAACTTGCGAAATAGTATTCATAAGCTTCATCAGAACCTTTCAAGTGAATCTTTATCCAATCCTTCAATAGCTCTCGATATTGGTCATCAGTATAATCTTCGCTGCCTCCAGATGAGCCTTTCCTATTTGTGCAAGTGATATTCCCTTCAACATCCAGTTCTGATTCAATGTTAATTAATGTGTTTTCAATCACTTTGCTTTCTGTCCCTGGTTCCACTGCAATTGCTTGAACAGTGACACTAATTTCGCCTACAGGAATGTAAATCTCTTCAAGAGTCCTGTATCGTATTCCCTTTTCTGTTGAGACTATAATCTCATCATCAATCAATACATCTTCATCTTGGGTTTGGCTGATTGTGAAAGTGATTTCGGCCATAGCATATGTTGCAAGAGGCCTTGACACTCCCCTTATCTTTCCCAGATTATCCAAGTCTTCACCTTCTGCAAGATCCACATCAATGCTATTATGGACTAAAGTTAAGTCTTCATAGACTTGTGCAACCATATCAGCCAATACTGCTTTATCCATGACATAATAGTTACTGATGTCTTTTTTATCTGCAATGAAACTTGGAAACTCCTCTGCATGACTTATAAGGCCATTTTCCAATGAATCATTTAACACTTTTTCAAAGATTTCAGGATAATATTTTTGTTCATAATTCATACAGTTACACTTCCTTCAATTTGTTGATCATTAACTGATGTGACATTAAAATGTATAATGTAATTATCTTCATTTTCGGTTAGTTCCACAGAATTTATCTTTTTGATTCTTCTAATTTTCTCAAGCGCTTCAACAATGAATAATTCTATTTCATAATCTACCATAGGGGATACGTTTGCTTTGATTAATTCATGAGCCCTGCATCCGAAATCTTCATACAAATCAATAGATGTAAGTTCATTAAATCTTGTCAAAATCGCAATAACAATAGCATTATAAAGACTATCCTTTCCAGTGACATTGACATAGTCCCCATTTTCCATATTGAGATCATAATGTTTGCTTGTTGGGGAAACTGGTTTTAGCTGAACATCTTCATTTAATGTTTTATAGAATTGGTAATCCTCGCTTGATGTGTCAATAGGTAACATCTTTTTAATTCACCTCATTTCTTTCTGCTTTCACATTCCTTATCCAACCTTTGTATGAATTTGAATTGCTCCTCATAAATATTCCAAAATGTCTGTTGTTTCCGCTGCTTGTTGTAGTTCCGGTATAAGTTTTAATGACATTACCATTACTTACCTCTTCCCAAGTAATGGTAAATCCATTTGTACTGTTAAACACTGCCTTTATACGTAACCAGTTAGTTGGGGAATGGTTATAATTTCCAGTGCTCAAGTTTGATGATTTGTTAGTTCTTCTTCTTCGTTGAGCATAACAGTAAACTTTTGAAGAACTATAACGATAAGCATAGAATATTTCACCATAAGTACTGCTTAATTGGGACGTATTTGGAATAACTCCTAGGCCAATATATGGCACTGAGGAACTGTTGTTTAATTTCAATTCACAAGAGAATGTGAAATTGCTTTCCCCATCAAGGACATCAATAGGATACACTAGCCAATCGTTACTGGAATTATTTGAGAATTCATACGCATTTTCTGTACTGTTATACGATAATGATGGAGAACCGTTAATTGAGGAATTGTAAAGGTTAACTGGACTTGAATAATTTGTTAATCCGCTTGCGTTATCACATGCATCAAAGAAAAGGGTATTGCTAGATTGTTTTTCATAGATGACGTTATTCCCTATCTTTATGGATTGGACTTCTTTATTTCCAATCATCACCTTGTTGGCATTGTCGAATAATCCCATATTAACTTAACTCCCAGTGTATTTGAGTAATCGGACTGTTTCAGTGGTGTTGTCTGTATAAGTTACCACTACTTCAACAGTGGAAACATTGTTCAGGTCACTGACATTATGATCATGATTAAAATCGGTAATGTTCGCTTTTGTATGGTTATGTGACAATGGAGTACGAGCATCGGACAATCTGCTGTCATTTGTTTGCACATAATTAGCTAATGATTGGTGCTGAGTGAGATATTGGTTTGTGTCCACAGACCCATCATTCTTTATTAATCCGCTAGTGGAATTTTTTTGTATGAAATTTGATGTGTTAGGAATGTCATTTTTAACTGCTATCTCATAGTTTGGATTAACAGAACCATAATAAAACTTGTTATCAGTAATATCATAAATAAGCAAATCAGCATAACATAATTGGCGATTTATAGTGTCTTCACTGAAAATTGGGATTCCATCACTACCTACATTGTTTAAGTCTATTAAGTTGTGATTGTGTGATGGCAAGCTGCTTAAGTATTGTGTGGAATCTATGGTTCCATCATTTTTAATTAGTCCGGGGATGTTGCTTTTTTGAATATATGAGGTTAAGTCTGATGGTATTGTTGGCTTGTCATCCAGATCATTATAACTATTAGACAGTGCTGCTGCTCCAACATCATTGCTCTCCAATTTGGAATTTAGTTGGGATTGCAAATTTGTAATGTTTGATATACTATGATTATGACTGGAAGGGTTGAATGTGCTAGGCACATCATCCAAGTCATTGTAGCTTCCACTAAATGCATCCGCAACATCAAGCTTGTCATTTAACAAATCATCCACTTCATTTTCTTGATAATACCTATCATCGTGATTATGGCTGCTTGGAGCATAACCGCTATGAGTATGATTAATATCTGATTTGCCTGCTAACTTGGTATTCATTTCAGATTCTGTGAAATAGCGGTCATCGTGGTTATGACTCGGAAGGCCAGTGATAAACCCACTATCATTTTGCAATTCACTTGTCCTTGTTGGGATTGAAGGCTTATTGCTCAATTCATTATAACTATGACTATGGCTAGATGGGGATTTGCTATCAAGCGCATTCTTAGTTAGCTTTTCGCTTGGCACCTTGCTGTTTGAAGGGTTGTTGCTCCATTCTGTGACAATAGGAACATCACCTCCCCCTCCGCCTCCAGAGCCTCCAATATATTTCCAAGCATAATTTCCTTGGTAAACATAAGGGAGATATACTTCAAAGCCATCTTCAACTATAAGGAAATACACATGATTAAGGGTTTCTTCAGAAAGTGTCGGCAAAGTAGTTACTACCTTGACCAAATCAATTTCGACAGAGATCTCTTTCAATTTGTCATCTATCTCAAGTTTAGTGTAAACATCTTTAGAATTAGCATAATCGAATTCCTTCATTTCGGAATCCATTTCACCAGTGCTGGTTGTGACCTTGTCTGGCAATCTGAGGTCTAATCCATCATAGCCAAACTTAATCCAAAACTGGTTTGTACCGCCCCTGGTCACTATCTTGAAATTTCCTTGGCTTGCAGGGTCAACACCAAGAAGCTCCTCGTTAGAATAAAAACCTAACAATAAATACTCATTGCTGTCAACATCATGAATATTAACTATAAGACAATGCAAATCCCCCATAGGGATGACACATTTTTCCGTTCTATCATCATCAAAAACTTCATCCCCTACAGGAGTGTAATAGTCTATTAACTCCCCTCCAAACCGATGCAATATTTTGCATAATACCTTCTTATCAGTGTTATCAAATTTCACTTCAGCTTTATCCCAGTAAGGGTAAAATTTAGTGACTACACCAGTTCTTATTTTAAAGGGTTCCACATCATTCTTTATGATTTTTTTACTGGAGTTTTCTATTATTTTTCCAAAGCCATTATTCATTGCTTGTTCCATACGGCCTTGTGTTACAGTAATATCTTTAGAGCTCATGAATTATTCCTCCTCTTTATTGGTTGTTGGAGGCTCTTCACCTAGATCCGGAGGGTAATCTACCAGTGTAAGATTGCATTCCCATTCACCGCTATCTGATTGGGAAACTTTTGTGATAAACATATAAGAATCAATATTAAAAGATGGAGAATACACTCTTGCCCATTCCCCATTTTTCCATTTAGTGTCTCCATCAACTTTACATTCAAACCTGCGACCATTGTTTTTTTGAAGTTTAGCCCACTCTTTATATGCGAAGTTTATTGCATCCTTTTCTTTTTTAACAGTTGTTTTAACTACCTTTTTTATAGTGCCAAATCTTTTTATTGCAGCATCATCCTTAAGAATGAAGCTATCATCTCCCCATATGACCTCTAATTTATTAGGTGTGTTTGGGTTGATATCTGTTAATGTGATGGAGTCATCATGAATGTTTATGCCCTCTATCAAGGACAATTTTGTATAAGATGGGTCGCGTATCTTATGAACATGAACTGTATTGTCTCTAATGTAACATTCTACTTCCCCATTCCAACCGTATAACACTTGTTTTAATGCTGTTTTAATGGTCGAAACTGAATCCTCTTTATTGGTTTCTGAAGTTTGGGTTTCCCCTCCCATCGCTTGCACTATATTATTGCCTATTTCATTGGGGGTGGCTCCTCCAACAATATGAACTCTGTCTTTTAGTTTTTCATTCATTTGCTTAAAGGTCAACCCTGCAATTTTACTGCAAACACTTGTACAATCTGGGTCTTTACCTATTTTTAATGTGCTGAAACCAGGTTCACGGCCTGCTTTTTGGGAGGATATGTCCCCGCGTATGCCGAAATAAGCGTATTTGAAATGTGTTTTCCCATAGTAAAAATCTGCAATAGAGAATGTGCCTGCAGCGATAAGAAAAACGCCGATTTTGCCTTTATTTTTTTTAGAATATGATGCGGTTGCAAACTGGCCGGGGCCAATAGGTAATTTTTCAACTTTATGCCCTGCTTTTTCAAGTAGTTTAGCAACTGTGTCACGGCATTGTTTATCATTGACTCCATTCTTATCGCAACCCACTATTATAGTTGCCATTATATCACACCCTCATTAGCAGCTTGGTTTGTCTCCGCATTTTTTAGAGTATTTCAATCCTTTCCATACTTGGTTTATTTTCCGTTGATGACTAGTAGCGTCACTTTGGTATTCCTTTCCGTTGATGGTTATTATTGTCCAGAAATGGTTTGGGCCATGGACAACTTGTGAATCAAGATTTGCGCTTCTGTACATTGCACAACTTAATAAGGCCGTGTCAGCGCAATTATTGTGCAAACTTTTTAGGGCAGCACTTGCGGAAGATTTTTGGCTGCACTCATAACGGGAATACTGGTTGTTCTTCCTTAACCATTCATGTATAAGGATCATCTTTTTATAATCATCAGTTTCATCACCAATAATCTCTTTAACCTTTGCACCAATATCCTCTTCTCCAATGCCATTGGATGTAGATGAACTGGTAGAGATATTTGTATAATCAATAGCCTCGTCTTTTAGGCCAGATGCATCCACTTTAGCTTTTAGGCCTGAAGCTTCTATAATCTTTTTCAAGATTATTGATCTCTTTGTCTTTTTAAAGCTGAATCCCTTCTCTTGGTCTAAAAGCTTGCTCATTCCAACAATGTCTATATCAACAGCGTCTTGATGAAAAGTTTGTTTGGAAATAAAACCTAAAAGTGCAGTGTCTAAACTTGACCATTTAACAGATTCCTCTTTTCCGAAACCTTTTTTCAAACACACTTTTTTGCCTTTATAAAAACGAGAATCAATATCTGGGAAAGAAATGTCACCTCCATTTGACATTCCTTCATAATCCTCTTCAAAACTGTTTGAGATTATGTTATCATAATAGGCTATCTCTTTTATTTCACCATTCAATAATTTCAAATCTGATTCTGGGTTTGAAGATGAGATTGTTTTAGTGCTTGATGAGTTATTCACTGTTTCATAGACTTCAAAACCGGATAAGGGCAAAGGCAATATTTTAACGCTCATATTATCCTCTCATCTCCTAGGTTTCGACTAATGCTTTTAAAGTTTTCTTATCGACAATTCCATTAACTTTAAGATTATATTTTTGTTTGTATTTTGTTTGGAATTTCTTCACAGCCTTAACTGTAGCATTATCATATTTTCCAGTATCATATTTCTTATTCAAGTATCCCAAGAGGATCAATTTGTTCTGTAAAGTTTTAACACAATCGTTTTTATCATTCTTTTTAAATGGAACCTTGCACTTTTTCAAGGCTTCATTATACTTTTTATTGGATTGGTTCTTGTGTTTTTTATTAAGATCTATTTTCTTCACAGCAGGAACAACAAGTGAAGGTTCACCTGGAATCAATGATTTTTTACCAGGAATCTCTGTCACTGTAAAATCCAAGGACAAATGGTTTGGCGAACATTCCTCAATGTTTTTTTGAATTTGAACTTCTGCCATGAATGTTCCTCCCATATACTTGCTGATAACTTTTACAGGCCTACTTACCATTTCTTTAAAAATGTCATCATAAGCATGAGGCTTATCTTTTGGATGGTATATTGTTGTGGAAAACGAATAGCTTCTGGGAACGTATTTCCCTGGCTTAACCGATTCAGTACCATTTAAAATGCTGGTGCGATTAAGCTCACGCCTATTATACGGTTCATCGCCAGATATGTTTTCAGCATAGAATGGAACATCCATGATCTTAATGTTTTCTGAAACTCCTTCTCTTATATCGCTATACATTCCCATAGTTATCATGTCTCCACTACATCTATATTGGCAATGTTGTCTAAACTTTCAAGCGCAGTTATCATAATTCCTTGCGCTTCTTTTTTAGTCATGTTTCTAGCATCAATTGGAACAGCTCCTTCAGCAACGATAATTGTAACATTACTATTTGAAGTTTTTTCAGGAACTTGACTGAGCACTGTTCGCAATGATCCAATTTGTTCTGAACTGAAGTTAGCTCTCTGATTAGCCAAATCCAAATCTAAACTTGGGTTTCCAAAATTATCTACAATAGTTCTACTAGCATTATAACTTGCTCCTTTGAGATCACCGTAACTACTTTTAATAGCTTCGAGAGTGTACTTCATTTCCCCGGACATAGTTCTTGCAATATCCCCTGGAGAACCTACATTTATACCACTACGGAATGCTTGCACAATATCTTCAGCACCAGATTCTGCAGCAGATTTTGCTTCACTGATACCATTATCAACTGCTGTTTTCACATAGTCCATCTCTGTAGTCATTGTAGTATGCAGATTTAATGCAGATTTGAATCCTCCATTTATGGATTCTGCTATTTTTGCTCCTCCTGTCCAACCTTGGCTTGCGGAAGAATATGTTGCGGAAGTGACCTCTCCAGATATGGTTCCTGTTAAAGGGGACAGTCCAGATTTAATGCCAGTGACAATTTGGGAACCAATATTCATTGAAGGTGTAGAGAATCCAGAAGCACTAGAAAGTGTTGCTTTTAAACTTTCCATTGCAGTTTGAATAGTTCCAAGAATGCCAGTGGAATCTTCTCCAAGGGTTATAGTGCTTAACTGGCTGAGTTGGTTTGCAGCTTCACGCACATTAGTGACCGCAGTTGTTACTGATTCAATGTTAAACCCTTCCATTGAAGGGATATTTGTCATAGATTTAACTACTTCAGAAATTTTTCCAAGAGCTGTGTTAATGTTAGTGATTTTTTCAGACACATCTTCATTAACATTTGCAATAGTGGATAAACTTGCTAATCTTGTAGAAACTTTTCTTAAATCAGTACCAATATTAGTTATTGCTGTTGCAATATCTGCCCCTCCAAAGAGTCCTCCCATCCAACTATCCCAATTGTTATCATCACGGAGGCCTCTTAATATTTCAAATGCTTCGCTAACATTTGTTAAAGCATCTGAAACTGATTTAATCTTAGTTCCAACACCTTCAGGGACTTCTTTTAATCCTTCCCAGTTTTTAAATGATTTGCTTGCTTCTTCAATGTCCATTTTAACTTTATCTAAAGCATCTTTGATATTTAATCCTTCACCGAAGAGACCATTCATTAGGTCTCCAAAGAGATTATCCCAATTTTGACTATCACGCATACTGCGTAATGCTTCCATAGCCTTACCTACACTAGCAAGGCTATCACAGACATTTTGGATATTTTTGGCAGTACTTTCATCTAATGAATCCATATCTGAAAATGTTTGAAGTTGTGATGCTGCGTTTGAAATATCATCTTTAGCATCTTCTAAAGCACTTGTCACATCTTTAAAGTTAAATGCCCATGCAATAAAATCACTGAAACCAGTGATGACAGTTACACTAGTTAATGCAAGCATTGCATCAGAAACAGCCTTTAGACCATTACTGATGTTTTTAATATTTGTGACTACAGAGGAATCTATAGAGATGCTTGCAAAATTATTTAGCAAGTCTGAAGCTTCTTGTAACGCAGTTGAAGCAATTTCCAATGGTTTAGTCATTCCTAAGAAACCAGATGTGACAACTGCCAATCCAGTCATTATACTGGCAAATGTCATTGCACCCATTGCTACTCCGACCCAAGCAAGACCTTCAGCAATGGACTTAATACCTTTAATAGAATCCGTTAAATCAATATCATTAAAATTAAGAGATTCCATAAATTCACCTAATAATTTTAGGAAGACCATGGCCTCAGCAGCTATAACACTAACAATAGGAATCATTACAATAATGACTGCGGAAATAGCTAATAATGGAACTATCATGCTTGTAAAAGCAGCTGATAATGATGTTGTTGCGGCGGCAGTTGCTCCGATTTCTGCACTTGCAGCAGTTGCTTCAGGCCCTAAAGCCCCTATTGCACTTGCTCCACCTACAACTGTTTCAGTTGCTTCTTCAACTTTACTGATTTCTTTTATGGATTTAACAGCATCCCCTGCATCATCACCAATATCCCCCATTGATTCTAAAACTTCAACCGTACTGGATGTTCCTTTAAGGCTTTGATATAATTTTTTATCTATTTTCTCAAAATTACCACTAATGCCATCGGTTTTGATAGTTTTTAAAGAATCTGTGAAAGAATTGAATGAACCTTTCATGGAGCTTGAAAAAGAAGTTAAGGAACTTTTTAATGATTCACTTGCCTTACGTGGTTTTTCTGCGAATGAATTGGCACTATCGTAAATAGTTCTGCCTGCATCATCCATTAAGTCATTATAATTATGCTTAATTGCATCGGACAAACCCCAATCCGATTTTGACAAATCATCAAAAGTATTTTCATTTAATGTAAATAAACTTGATAGTGCATCTGAACTTAATTCCCCAACGTTTAATTTAGTATCTGCAGATGCATAACCTTTTTTTAATTTTTTAACTAATTTTTCATCATTAGTATTGACTAAATTATTTAAAAGGTTTTCTCTGCGGTCAATTAATTTATCGACTTCCTGTTCTGCTTTTTTCCATTCCTTTTGCTGGATTCTAGCATCTTTCAATGTGTCAATAGCTGAAAAACTACTGATTCCTGCATCAATAGCCAAATCACTTGCACCACTCATTGATTTTCCTACACTGGAAACATCAGCACCAATTGATGAAATATTGGATCCCATTTCAATTGCTTCTGTTGCTTTTCCAAAATTTTTTACCATTAAAGTAGCATTCTTTGCAGCGTCTTTAATGGAATTAAAGCCTTCGGCAAGATCTTTAACACCTTGAACGGTTGTTGAAACATTACGTAATCCAGTGTTGAGTACATCTATTCCTCCACCAACAGCGAGAATGGATCCGGCTAATGCGCCGCCCATTTCATCGTCTAATTCTATGAATCCTTTTTTAATGTCTTTGATAATAGGTAAAAATTCATTACCCATTTTCTTTCCTGCACGGCTAAAAGTTTTTCCAATAAGTGCATCAAGCCCTTGGTTAGTTTTCATTAATTCATCAGTGGACCCTATGACTTCAGTAACCGCGGCCATATAACCTTCAACGTCTTCTTCTTTGCCAGACCAAAGTTTTGTCCTCATAAGTGCATCTTCACTAACACCATACTGGTCAAGACTTGCAAAAGCACCTTTAATACCTTTGGATAAGTCCATCATGGCCCCTTGTGCTAGGTCTGTGCTTCCAGTTTGGGCCAATACTGCTGCACCAAAGTTAGCCATGTCTTCAGTGATATTAGTCATTTCTTTATCACTTGCACCAGTTGCGGCTTTGAAAGCGTTCATTGCAGGAATGAGTTCTTGCATACTAGTTAAACTTTTATCAGTGGTTTCGTCAACAGTTTTGAATAAAGATTGATATGCCTCTTCAGTTTCAGTCATGTTTCTAAGGAGAACCTGATTAGTTTCATTCCTAGAGCTAGTGCCTAGAATATTATCCATTGCTGATTTACCAGTCAAGCCTTGGATAACATTAGATGATAAGGAACCGAATTTATCCAATCCGGAATTCATATAAGCTAAAGAACTGGTAATATTATTAGCCATTGATTTGAAACTACCATCTATTTGATTTGCAACTCTGCTTGCCTCATCTTTAGCTGCAAGAGTTAACATTACTTCTTGTACTGTTGAAGGCATAAATCTTTATCTCCTTTTATTCTTTAATCTGTTTTTACGAGTTTCTTCTTTAAATTCTTTAATTTTTCTTTGCTCTGATTTAATCTCTTCACCATGCTTTCTCATTAACATTATGACATCAATATCATGTATGAAAAATTTATAGATCACTTCGGAAATAGGGAGGTGTAATTGTTTACTTACACGGAAGTATACTTCACCTATAAAACTATCTAATAGTTGGAAATAATTCTTCCTCAGTTTTGTTGCTGATATTTAGTTTTTGTCTAATTTTATTGAATAACAATACTCTAGATGCCAAATCTATTTGTTTCCAGAAGGCCAGTTTTTCATGGTATGGCTTTTCTGGATCATCAACAAAATCTACTGTTTTTGCTAATATTTCAGTTATATCTTGAGCATTGCTAGTGTAATCTACTGTTTTTTCATTAATCTTGTCCTGGATTTGCTTTTGCATATTCATTTCTTCAGGAGTTAATTGCTGATTGTTAGCTGCTTTTGCATATACTCTTTTTTCACTATCATTCAAGTTACGGAATATTCTTGTTTGAGCATCAAGCAAGCTAATATAATCAGAATCTGGAATTTGTTTAAGTTTTAATTGTAATAGGAATGTTTCTTCACCTACAGTATAGGTCATATCAATCCTGTAACGGTTTGGGTCATTTATTAAGCGTAATAATTCATCACTTGTTTTGATGATTTTCAAGTTTTGTTCTAAATTTTCTTCAACTGATGGAATATCATATTCATTAAAATAAGGCCTATATTTGGATAATAATTGTTTAAGTTTTAACAATTCCTCATCAGAAAAATTATCTTTATTCATACATTTTTCTGCTAGTTCTTTCTCAAAAGGCTCTAAATAATCTAATGGCAATTGTTTGCATTCCTCAACAAATCTTGTTTTTAGTTGATGTTGATCTATAATTTGAATATCTTTTTCGGATAGTCCCTTACTCATTGATTAACTCCTCCAAAAAAATAATAAGATTGTAAAAATGGTAAAAAAATAGTTAAAAAGAGAATATTTTTATAAAATTAATTTTCTATTCTCTTTTTTATGGTAAATCAAATCCTAATGCAGTTCCACTTATATCAAGGTTTGGTCCTTCATCAGAGTAAGATGAAGTTACTTCATCGATTCTAGCATGTGTTAAAGTACCTTCATGTATGTAATTTCCATCTGGTCCGTGGTGGAAAATAGTAATAGGGAATGATTTTTTCTCTATTTTATACTTGATTAATAAGGTTTTAAATTCTGGTGGTATGTCACTTGCACTCCAACTGTATTCATTTTTATTTCCTTTATAGCGAATAGGATCATTACTGTTGGTTCCACCTCCAGTGTTGTTAGCACCTCCAATGGAGTATTCAAATTCATTAGAAACAAGCTCTTGGTCTTCTAGTCTTAATAAACCCATATCATAAGAATTGTCATCAGGGTCAACAATTATTGTCATAATTTTCTACTCTCCTAAGATTTTTTTATTTTTTTATATGCCTTCATCGATTGCGACAGGCACTGTAATGAGGCCTGTGGATTTTACTGGGTATGCGGAAATCTTCATTTCTAATTTATCTTCATCAGTTTCATAAATAGAGATGGAAGTTCCTTCTTTCATGTGACCGTCTTTAATTTTGGAATTGACAAGAACATCCAAATCTGCTTGAGTGGTGCTTAAGAATGATTCCAATTCTCTTCTTTTAAGTTGAGGGTGCACCACTTTTACAGCATCACGGATTAATTGGTCTACATTTCTTCTAACATGCAATAATGCATCTTTAGGTCTGGATGAAACATCTTCTGCAAATGCAGTTGAAACAGCTAAATTGATTTTTGGATAAATTTCTTCTCCCACATACTCATCATGTCCGAATAATATTCCTGCTGCTTGAAGGGTCTCTTCCATTTCTTCTGTCCTCTCAAGAAGTTCTCCTGGAGAGACAGAACGGAACTTGTAATATCCTGGTTCATCGTAAAATGGAGTGTTACATATTCTTGCAATATATTTTCCAAATTTATTTGGATCAATGAAAGTGACTGCGGAGTTTCTAATACCTGAAGAAGCAGCAGTTAAAGTTTGGATTTGAGTATCATCATAACCAAGGATTGTGAAATATGCAAGTCTTGGGTTTCCTTTGATGACGTCCTTATCGATAGCTGCAGCAACACTAGTCATAATCCCGATAACGCTAGTGATTAAAGCTGTGATTTGTTCTGCTGTTGCATCAGCAGGTTTTTGGAATACATATGCTTCCACTTGGACTCTTTTTTTGGTTTTTGCATCTTTAATTGCATTTACCCATGGAGTGGCGGTTGAAGGTGTTGAAGTTCCTAAATCTTTTACATATATTTCAGGGACGCACAATTTATCATCTTCAGAATTTATCCTAATGTTTTCTTCAAAGAAATCTTTTAGGATAGGGAGTAAAATATTGGAATCATCGGTTCCTATTCCTCCTGCACTTACAGTTTTATTAGCATCACTGAATTTGGTGAATTGTAAAATTCCTGAAGCTGCAGTTGCATTCATTGTTGGGCTAATGAATATAGGTACTTGTCCTCCACTGCCTTGTCTTAATCCAGAAGTGTCGATTCTTTCAATTTTGATTTTTGGAGTTTCTGTAATGGTCATCATCTATTCTCCTGTGAATTTCTTAATAATCTTGTTTAACTCATCAACAGTTATTGATGGTTTGAGTTCTACTTTCTCATAATTCTCTTTTTGATAGTTATATTCTTCTAATAATCCTTCTTTAGCTAAAGCACCGAGTATAATCCAGTTTTGTAAAGGATATGCTTCAACTAATTCATAAAGTATTAACTTTTCCCCAGGGCTTTTTTTAGAAGAATTGCTCTTTTTTTCTTCAGTTTCTTTAGTCTTTGTCATAAGATCCTCTCTAAAATAGTTAAATCTTCAATTGTTTTTCCACCAATAGTGTGATAACTTAAGTAATCCATGTTCAACTTAAAAATGGTTCTTAATACTGTTTCAGAAACATCTAATTCGTCCATGTTTGTAACACTATCAATATGGAATGTTCTTTTAGGGATATGGTTCTGCTTAAAAAAAGACTGGTAAATTTCAAGGTTTGGGCATTGATGTTTGGCTGTTCTGCCAGTATCTATAGTGAGAGCCTCACAATCCTCCATAGTTAGAGAACAAAGCTCACGCCTATAATGTGAACATGTTGAGTAATGATTGGCTTCTGCTTGAAGTATGCGAGTGTTAATACTTTGTATTAACTCTTGTCTTTGCTCTTCTGTATTGCACCAGACATTCACCCATAAATCAGCATTGTATCTCTTCTGAATATATTGGATGTTATCCAATTCTATGTATTTTCTGCGTATGAATGATTCATCTGCTAGAAGCACTGTTACACAAGGGGTAATGTCCTTTGAGATATATCTACTTCCTGTGTAAATTTTAGAGTTTTCTAAAGGCAAGTAATTTCTAAATAAATCTATGAATGATTTTTCTAAAACATGCATCTCATATCACCTTTAACCTTCTTAGTTCTTCTTCAACATATTCTACTAATTTAGGTTGTACTTTCCTAGCAGTTCGTGTAACAAAAGGGTTTGCACTCATTTTACTAGTACCATATTGTACATAAACCCAATATGGAACATTAGTTCGCAATTCCCCTTGACAAGGATTAGGTTTATTCTTATGAATGCTTCTTTGAAGATTACCAGTTGGTTTATAACCAGTAGTGGATCTTGAATGACCAGGTCTTGGAACCTCTCTTTTAATGATGTTTTCCCCATCATTAAGAGCATGGTCAATGGCATTCTCAAGAGCTTTCTCATAATTTGCATTATTCTTCAAACCTAATTTCTCATAGTAAGAATCGTTGAAATCCACATTTACGCTAAATTTAGCCACCATGGTTAATCCCCTAATTCTTTCCTTTGTCTTTTAATCACCATTTCCTTGTGTGGCCATACTCCATGATTGCAATTCTCTATTGATCCAATTATTTCATATTTGATATCATTAATCCTTAATTGGTCTGTGTCATTGATTTCTACAGATTCATCCATGATGACCCTGTAAGTGTCTTGGAGTATCTTACCAAATTCTCGCAATGATGATGTAGGAGAAATGAGTTGCATATCTACACGTATTGTTTCCTTGAACACATATTCGTTCTTTGAACCATAGTAATCGAAAGTTTCATTTTGACAAGTGTAGATATCTATCTCTTCATTGGGAAACAGGACTGGCATCTTATATCATCCTCACCAAGCAACTGTAACGATTACGCAAATCAGCAATCATCTTCTGTATAGTGGCGCCCTTGCTGAGACTTGTATCATAAGAAACGCTGATATTGATTTCCTTCACACTTGAAACATCCTTTTTCCAATCACTATCAAGCTCGTATTCCTCCATCAAATCCAATATTGGTAGGAAGGATTCTGGAGGCAAACCATAAGTGTATTCCACATATACTACATCTGCAGAATAATCATGAGGCAAATGTATTGTTCCTTCATCTTCAAGTAGGATGATTTTTTCAAGATCAATGACATTGCCATCAATCTTTAACTCTTTCACTTCACGCACAGGAAAATAAGATAGTAATATTTCAGAACCATTGAAATTTCTTTCTAATTCTTTAGCAGATTTAGGTATGAGAGGCAAACCCACTTCAACTTCCAAACGCTGAAGAAGCTTTTCTTTTAATAAATCTTCATTTTCAATACTGTTTTCTTCTGTCATTGAACTTTTTCACCTCTCAAAATAATTAGTTAATTTAATAATAAAAAAAGTTTAAAATTTAAAAATTTATGATTAAAATTTATCCTGTTCCTTCAGCTGCAGGAACAGTAACATTTACATTGTAAGGAGATGCAACTTCCAAGCTAGTGTCAATTCCCTTAATCATACCATTTCTGAACTCAGCAATATTGTTAGCAGTGGCAAAACTGACAACTGCATTTTTAGTACCGAGCTTATTGGTAGGCAAGTTAGTCATCAAGGTAGGTGCAAGGAGACGTTTTACTTCGATAGTTGAAGAGTCAACGAATAACATCACATCCTTGCTGTTGATTTGAGCTAAGTTGGAATCAATGAGGATAGGGATTTCAGAACCGTTAGGAGCTTCATAAGCAACTACACGGTGTCCGAGACCAATGTCGATTTTATCATTGAAACGTCTGTATGGAGCAACGATCTTTTTCAATTGTTTTGCAACAGCATTAGTGGTTACAATACAATCAACTATTCCTCCATTGCCATCTATGATAGCGGTTAACATGTCATCGATTGCATCTTCGCTAATAGGTTCATCATTGTCCAAGGTATCTACATTGGTTGATACTTGTTTGGTGAAACCTTTGAAATCTTTAGCTGCTGTAGTTCCTGCACCTTGCAAAAGGGTGCTGTCTAATTGGTTTGTGACTTTAATGAAACCTTTATCTATTTCCCTTGCAAGGATATCAATAGCATTGTTACCCATTTGAGCCATCAATGAGACATCGATTGGGTGAATAAGGGTTTTCATTTTGCTTACTTCTTCAGCATATGCAGAAGCGGTTTGACCAGGGATGTCATCGGATTCATCAATCCAACTTGCAGCGCTGTTATCAGTTTCTTTGTAGAAACCTGCATAGGTGGAGCCGAAACTGTCATCTACTCTTCCTTTGGATTCAAGGAATCTGAAGTAAGGTGCTTTTTCAAACACTTTGGATTTGAGTTCTGGACTATATGCAATTTGACTGGATTGCGGAGCATTATCAGTAGTCATCATGTCTTTTCTTAAGTCTTCATAAGCTTTGCTTAAGGATTGTAATTGGTTGTTTTGAGAAGCCATTTGGGCTTTAATCTCTTCTATTGTGGTCATAAATAATCTACCTCGGTATAAAATTCATTCAATTTTGTGGAAAAATATTAATCTTGATTTAATAAGGATCTGATGAATTCATCTTGACTTTGGTTGGCAAACATTCTTTCTGCAATTTGTTTGCTAGTCATGCCTTCCTCTTTTGATTCCCCTCCATCTGATAAATCTTTTTCGTTCACGTCATCTACGTGGAATTTTGGGTCGCGTCTTTCTCCTAATTCTTTGAAAAGCTTGCCCATGGATTCCTCCATTGCTTTTGTGATGGAAGATTCAATGAGGGATTTGATTTTTTCATCATCTTTCTCTTCTTCGTCTTCTTTGTTGTTTTCTTCATTATTAGAGTCAGCTTTTAATTTATCAAACTGGTCTTTAATAATGGTTTCTAATTCTTTGCTCACTTGATTTACAGTTTCACGAGCGATTTCTTCTTGCTTAGTGCTCATTAACTCGTTAAAGAGGTCTACTGCATCATCTTTAGTGAAAACATCAGACTCTTCCTTAACAGTTTTCTGAGTTTCATCCTTCTTCATTTCTTCTTCAGACATTTTATCATCCATTAAGTTTTTTCTTATAACATGACATGCACCGGACAAACACTTGGACTCAACAACACCATCACTGGCAACGATAGTGCCATAAGTGTCCCAATTGGCAGGCATACCAGTCAAGCTGATTTCCAAAAGGTCAATATCCTTTATCTCCCACCCATCAGGAATAGCATTATAATCCTTAATCCTGCCACCAATGCTGAGGCCAAGATTAATACCAATGTCCAACATTTCCTTTATCTCTGCTGCAAACTTGGAACGGATAACAGACCTGATACGTAAGACATCATTGTCCGTGTCCATCACTTCCTTGATAGCGCCGATGATTCCATCAAACAAGTCGTACCTATGGTCTCCATGAAGGTTCTTGCTGCTAGTCAATAGCTGATTTTTCATGGAGTCGATTGCCTCTGGCAACACTATGTCTCCTTGAAGGTCCTTGTTGGTGGTTGAGGCTATTCCTTCTATGGTGAGTGTTCCGTCAGGGTTCAGCTCGTATGATTTCTGGGTGGATGGTGCATACAATGTAAATTGCTTTGTTATGCTTTTAGTTGACATTATTGTTCACTATCCATTAAATAAAAAATAGTTTTTTGAGGTGTGGGATTATGGAATCAAACCATATTATAGAAAAAATAATTATTTTGAAAAATTAAAAAAAATTAGTTTCGAAATAAATTGTAAAATTTCTTATTTTTTTTATCCCACATTTTGATAATAAAAATTAGTAAAAATAATGATAGCTCACGCTAACACTTGTAAAATTGCAAAAGAAAATCAGATAAATATTAAATAATAAAAACGACATATGATTAAATATGTAACAGTGAAATTTGAATTAAAAAAAGTAATTTTAGAAAAATGTCTTATTAGATCATTACTATAAAAAAACCAACCCTACATAGTAATGACCTAGAAAACAAGACAAGAACCAAATTGAATACAAGGAATAAACAAGTTAGTTAATATAATATTTATTATAATTAATATTTAAACCTAACTTTTTTTTAAGTTTCTTATTTATCACCATGGTTATGGTATAGAATTATCTTTTTTTATAAAAATGGAGTTACATAAAAAATGGAACTTTGCTCAACCTTATGTTCCAGGAGGTGATTGTTATGAGCATCTCCAAAATAAAATCTCAACTTCGCAAAGCAGAACGTGAAGCAAGAAGAGCTGAACGTGAAGCTAAAAGGGCTGAAAGAGAGATGAAAAGACTAATGAGAAAATTATAAAATTTTTCTCAAATAAAATATTTTGATAATAACATATTTTGTAGGGTTGAGTTATTATCCTTTTATTTTTAATAATATTTAAAAAATATATAAAATTAATTAAACTTTATAAGTTTATAAAAATAAAAAAATTAGTATAAAAGATTAAAGGAGGTGATAAAAAGTGATTTTAAAAATTCACATCTACGATGATGACGATGATGATGAATTTGATGGTAGAATAGAAAAAGGCCAATGAAAAGACCTTTTTCATTAAATAAAACAATAAATTAATAGAAATACTAATGATAAGATAAGGATAATATTGATAATCAAACAATAAAACCCAATATTTGCAATATTAACTTTTCTTGTCATCAACTTTTTATTTTCACTAATAGTATCTGGCAATTTAGTAAAAGTCTTCTCAAGAATTTCAGATTTTATTCTATGTTTCTCAAAACTTTTTTTAACATAATTTGCAGTAGGTGCTTGGTGAAACTCCCCTACAAATTTATATGCCCAAATAAAAAGAATCATTGAAATGACAGACATGATTAAAGAACCAAGAAACAAAATAAATACCCAAAATCTCATAGAATCTGGAATGTTGTTATAAACAAAATCATTTAACAAACTAGTTGTAAACAATGTAGCTTGCAATGTCAACATAGTCCCAGTCAGTACAATCATTTGACTGTTTTTTGAATCAATTAACTCATTACGACGTTCTTCTTCATCGTAATTACGGAACAAAATCTGTAAGAGCAATTCATCAGTTTCAGACATGTGTGCCTCCTTAAAAAAAATAGTTTATTAGATTTTAATTGTTCTTCTGGAGTTAAACCAATATCCTTTTCATTTTCCTCATCATCATTTTTATTTTGTTCTTCAGACATCAACCTACCTCCGTAATAAACTTCTTAAGAATAAGATCCATCCAAATATTTTTGGGATAATTCTTTAATCTTATCATTATACTCTTCAAGAATTTTTGCACGATCCCTAATATTTTTAGCTTTCCTAGATTCTCTTATTTTTTCTTCAGTTAGAAGTTCATATTGTTTCTCATATTCTTCCACATCAAATCCTTGTTCTAAAAATTTAGATCTCTTTTCATTTTCAATTCTTTGAGCATCTTCTAATGAGTATTCTTTTGAATAATATTTTTCACCATCATATATGGATTTTAATAAGAATTCTCCCTTGTTTGCAAGAATAGTTGTCATAAAAATCATCCATTAATACTTGTCATGTACATATAACTTAAGTCCTGTACCTTCTTTAAAGAATTCGGATATTCCAATTTCATAATCTTTATAGTAAAATTTTATCCATTTCTCACGAAGTTGTTTCCTCAATTCTTTTTCATCATAATAGAATAAGGGTTCTCCACCAGTTATTTCATCATATTCCTCATCAACTAAATCATCAATTTTTCCATAAAACTCTTTTTCAAATTTTCTAATTTCTTGTACTAACTCATCAGTATCCTCTAAGGGATTATTTGTATTTATTACAATAAATCTTTTTGTATAAGAGTCCACAATACTAATAAGGATGCCTGATTTTAATTGAGTGATTAAATCAGCAGTTGAATGCATATTATCAAAATCAATAGGGTGATTATGTATAACTATAATTGCACCATTTTCCACATATTTTTTCAGTTCTCTCCAATCTAAATCAATTGAATCTTCCTCTCCCTCTATTATCCCACTAAGTGAAATTCCATTTTTATCATATATTTCAGCATATTCAAAAGGTTTGCCTTCTGTAAAAATCACAAACCCTTCTAGTTGTTCTTTAATTAATTCTTGTTCTAATATAGGTATAGTGGTATTATCGACTTCAAACAAAGAAGGGACGTAAGATTGTTTTAAACCATCAGTCGAATCAATGAAAAAAATATTTTTTTTAGGATCCCCTTTGCTTTCCCATACACATAAGTAAGTGCATCTGCAGAGTGGATGGAACGGAGGGAACATTCCTCCTTTGACCAAATCTTTTATATTATGGACTTTTTCTTCTCCATGATTAGCAAAGATGATTTCAGATTCTTCATTGAACTCATAAGCGTAAGTCAAGCAAGTGTAACAGACATTGCTATCCTCAGCAGTTAAAATCTTGACTTCAGTGTACCCTTCATTCACATATGATTGTAGCATGCCTGTGTTTTGTATGCGTGAGACTTCTGTCTTGGCTATCATTGTTGCTCTTTGCTTGGGAGTGAAAATAGAATCATCCAGTTTATGGTCTGGAATGCTTAATATCTTTGGGATTAGCCTGTTCGGATTATCCCCTGCAATAGCACCACTGATTAAAGTGTTTTTGATTTGTCTGCGTACATCATCATCTATTCTTCTGATTAAGTTGTAATTATAATCTGTTGCAAATTTTAGTGCTAGCTTATCGGTTTCAGTATACTTGATATGCTCCTTCATATCAGAATAACCTTTCTCCTTACCTTTGCGGTAAACCTCTTCCAACAACTCATCCACGCTATCATAATGCCTGGATAGGATATCATCCCATTCGGACTCCAAGGCATTGAAGACTTCATGTTGGTATTCGGCTTCGCCGAAGAAATGTTCCTTTGCATCTTCACTGTCCAGCCAGTCAATGCTTGCGTCAATCTGCTCATTGATCTGACTCATCAGTTCCTTATAATAACGTTTAGTATGCTTATTGTCACTTGACTTTATGGTGAATTCATCCCACATATCAAGGTCATCCAGCAATAGCTTATTGGTGATGTTGCGCTCTTTAGCAAGAATCATTTCAATAACCTTTGTTCAATCTTTCATAAATCAACGCTTTCTCCAACATCTTGACATTTGACTCACCAGGCTGAATCAATGTAGAATCTTGAATGGCTTCAGGACTGGCAGCCAAAGCAAACTGACTATAATTCATAGGCACATTACCCCACTCAACAGGATCCAAACCATAACCAGAACGAACCTCATTAATAAAAGTAGAACCATTACGCAACTGCTTATCCTCAATCTCAGCACGCTTCTGCTTATCCTCATGATCCTCACGGACAAACTCAAAAACCTCCTCAAAACCAGAACGACCCAAGTTCTTGTTGAAAGCATCCTCAACAACACTGCAAGTACCATTGATAACCTTGGCAAAATTCTTATCCTGAGACTCACCAGTACCAGTACCGATATTCCCAGTCTCAATGATTCCCACCTTAGCAGGAGGAACACCAAAGACAGTGATGATACGGTCACGAGCATATTGCAGCAATGCCAAGAACTCCATGTCCCGGTTACTGTTATTGGTAGCTTGGTAATTGGCTCCTTGAGTGATGATCATACCCTTCTTCTCTTTCTCCTTCTTAAAACGTGCAATGTTGGCTTTGACAATATTGCCGGACACATCCTTATCAAAGTTTAAAACGCCTCTAGGGTCTAAGCCATGATTGGCGAATATGTCTTTGTTATGGCCTAAGCCTAAAACTTCTAGGGCGATGTCCATTGAAGCTGTGTCTATTAGGCTTGTTCCCCATTTGCTTCCACGGATAGTTATTTTGGGTTCGTAGATGTGTATGAGGTTTTCCGGTTCAAATGCATGGTCTGTGTTTCGCAGACACCATGTTCCTATTTCATAATCGTAACCCATCAGTTCAGTTGGGATGAAACGGAATCCGTTTGGCACTTTCCCAAATAGCTCATCATGGTTGACTTCTATGAATGCATCTCCGGTAACTTTCCAGGAAGGGATGATTTGCTTTATCATGCTGCTGAAGGTGTCTTCAGCATATTTTCCTCCAGGGTCATTGAAAAGGTCTGTGAGGTAATTGACTTTTTCAAAGTTTACCTGTTCTTTATGAGGATTATTAATCTGATAACCAGTGGCCAGTATCTCATCACATAAGGCTCCGCAACAACGTCTTACCCATACACAATTGTCATAGGCGTCATAGTAGGTTCGTAGGTCTCCTATGTGTTTGTCTGGAGTGGTGAAACTCCACCCATATTCGTTCATGAATACATCGACCAGGCTGCTTCTTTCTGGTCTTCGTATCCCTGGCAAATGATTTTTTACTGTGTTAATTAATCCCATAAATATCACATATCAATTATTTCTAAAACTATACTACCACTGTTTCTTGGGCCGAGTATTCCTCCCCTCCACATATCGGGGCAGTGATCATCTATCTTTAATGGTTTGTCCTCGCCTCTTTGTTGTGCTTTCTTGTCCCATGAATAGGTTTGCGCTTGGCTTATGCTGTGTTTGCAGCTTGTATGTATCTTGAATCTCCTATTCTTGATTAGGTCTTGGATTGTTGTAATGTCTTCGTAAGTGTTAGGTGCATAGGTTTCCACGTTCATAAGTATTCGTGGGTCCTGTTCGCAAGCGCTCTTTAGGCTTGCTGCATCATGCGGTAAAAAAATAGTATTGTTATTGTTTAGTTCATATTTGTCTTGCAGGTAGAGTATGTCTTCTACTCTTTGGCTGTCTGATTGGGTTACTCCTTGCTCTTCAGCATCATAATAAGTTTCCTCTAAGAGGTAGTAGCT